CATCTTTTAAAGCATCTTCATCTAATGCAAGGTACACTTTCTTACAGTTAGATGTTAAAATTTGCTTCATTAAAGCCGATGAAATTTTCTTACCAAACAAAGGAATTGCATTTCGTTTAATTGCCATTGCATCAAATGCACCTTCACATAAAATCACGGGTAAGTCCCAGTTTATATACAGGTCAAATCCAATTATGTCCTTAGTCGCGGGAGCCAGTTTATGTTTGATATATGCGTTTTTATCGAATGATCTACCAACATAATAATTAATGTTACCTGTGCTGTCATATGATGGAATTACAACCATGTTTTTTAAGTCACCTGTTTCACAATATTGAATGTTGTATTTTACTATGTCTTGTTGAGTAATTCCTCTTTGTGTAAGATAATGAAGTGCATGTCTTGATAAAACTGCAGATGAAGAAATGATAGGTTCAACGCCTTTAGGTAATTGTAAAGTAGTAGCGTCAGGTTTAAATTGTTTTTTGTTTTTAAACTTATATTCAAGGTCAACTGACTTTAAAATGTCGTATGCTTTAGGAGATGCCTTAGCTTCTTTAAGTAATTTGAATGCTCGATGACCTTTAAAATCACAAACCCAACATTGAAATTGTTGGGTTACAAGATTAACTGTGAGTTTCTTTTTTCTGTGGTTACAACTGGGACAATTAAAGACGGCAGATTCTTCTCCTCTAGCGCCTCTAGAGGATTTACATGGTCCTAAAATTGATTCTAAAAGTTGTTTAAGTAGATCTTCCTTCATACGGTGAATATACGAAAGAAGAGTGGCTAATCAAAGTCTCTATCGAAGAATTTTCCGAGAATGTTGTCGTTTAGATATTTTTTGTCTTCCAACACACCTAAACTAAATTGATATTTACATTCAAGGTATGTTAATTCTTTTTTGTGATAGGCAATGTGGATAATTTCACGTGTAAGGTCGTCTGGTGATTCATTTACACAGTCTTTTATAAATGCATGTGAACCGTGATATGTTTTCCAATCGCTTTCTTTTAATACACGTTTGTACATTGGTGGACGACCTTTACCTTCCCAAAGGGCTTTTTCTTTTTTACCTAATTTTTTCTTTAAATTATACATTAGTGATTTTTTACCAATGTATTTTTTACCTGTAGGTGTGTGGGTTGTTTGATAGATAAAGCCGAACGCTCCTTCAGGGAGGTCGGCTATATCATTAATTTCTTTTTTATTATATAACCATTTCATAAAACTATTTTTTAAGTGTCAAATCTAACTACGTAAGTAGTGTCTGCTTCATCTGTCATACGTATTGCTTGTCCTAATTTACCAGTAACTAATAATTCACCATCATCATTATATAACCCAATTGTGGTAACATAAGGTTTAAAATTAGATCCTGTGGCAAAGTTAGCTAAATCTTCTGAATCTTTTGATTTAATTTTACGAGCTGAGGGATTTAATGTAACATCAAACTCATGTTGTTCAGCCATACATTGATATTCATTTTCATAAATTAAATGAGTACCTTGATATTGCAAACTAAAATCATCACTATTTGCAGGACTTAAAATTGATTGATAGTTGGGATGTGTAATAGCTACTAATCCATTATTATAAAAAACATTACCTACGTAAGGTTTTAAGCTATTTATATTAACATTAGCATTAATTTCTGTAGTATTTAATGCTTTATTATATATAGCTATGTCTGATATAGAACCAGTCCAGAAATTATTAGTTCCTCCTTTACTACCTATATATAAGTTAGCTTTATTTTGGGTTTGTGTAGTAATGTCAATTGACGATGATATTTTGGTATAATTACTCCATATTTCTAGATTAGATCCTGATTTTACAAACGAATACATTGAAGTATTATTTGCAGCATCTTGAGATATATTAATATTAACTTCTGATGTTACGTTTCCGTCAAATCTTTTAAAATAAAGTGATTGACTTTGATGGTAAATTTCAAAGGGAAATTGTGGTTCAGCCTCAACATCTACACCCTGAGAAGAACCTGTTGTTATAGTGTTGTTAGATAGGTTGGGTGATTGTATTACTGTTTTTGTAGTACTTTTACTAAGTAAATATCGTTTTTTATTATCATTTACTCCTTGAGAAAGGTTCCACCCAATACCAAATGGCTTAAACGTAATAGTAAAATCATCATCACTATTAAAGTTTAATCGAGAATTATGAGGGGATACTACAGTAGAATCTTCACCATTAAAAACTATAGATGGAATTTTATATGTGGGATGTTGTTGAAAAGTAACATTTTTATATTCAATTTCATTAAATAAAAAACTATCATCTAATAATCCTTTTTTAGAATAAGATGTAGGGACGTTTATTACTTCTTTACCATCCTCTATACTTAAATCATAGTGTTTGTATCCATTTAAAGGGGTTAAATTAAATATTTTAAATTTTTCATCAGCAAATTTAGAGGGTAATGTATCAGTTGTATCCAAATATAAATTACCTTTGCTGTCATCTTTAAATGTATTACTTCCCTGAGTAAGTGAAAAAGAACCTGGTTTTATTTTATAACCTATAGTTTTATAAGGTAATGATAAAATATTAACTTTATCATATAATTCTCTAAAATGGTCGAAGTATTTTACAGTACTAAATTTGTTATGATATTCTAATTTAGCATTTCTATAAAATAAATGATCTAGTTGGAGAAATTTTTTATGATTATTGGGGTCACTATCAGAATTAGCCCATTCAAAGTTAGAACCATTTTTATAAGCTACTGTGGGAAAAGAAGCAGAATAAAAACTACCTCCTTTATTACTTAAACTGGCAGAATTAAATGTGCTTTGTTTATGGGCAGTAAAGGGAGTAATTGATACATCTGATTTTGAAAATTTTTTATATACTGTAGACATTTCATCTTAATAATCAAGTTTAATTCTTACTAAAGCTTCTTTAGTAAAGTCTTTGCTTAGGGGTTTTGATAATTTAGCAGTAGCTAATAGTTCATTTGAGTCATTATACAATCCTATTGTTGTAATAAATACTTTTGGGTTATTAGCCATTGAATCAAATTGTAATACACCATCTGATTTAGTAAATGAAGGATTAGTTGAATAATTAAATTCTTGATTAGTTATTCTAGTAAAATAAAATTGTGAAGATACTTTTTCTTCAGCATCCACTATAAATGAACCTGCTCCTGAAATTGCGTGGTATAGTTTTTTATTATTTAAACCATCAGAACTCAAACTAGCACTAGGAGTAATGTCATACTGACTGTCTACTGCTGCCCCTCCTATTCTAGTTTTTAAAGCTAGAGGATTCATTATAATAATACCAGCATCAGGATATACAAATCCATAAGAACCACTGTCTGTTTGTGCTAATGTAGTACCTAACATTGTTCCACTTGAGCCACTTACTAAATTAAATTGTCTTCCTAAATTTGTAAGAGTAGCTGAACCTGATAAAGTTACACTATCATCTGTAAGGTGTACTGTCCCTGCATTTCCCGCAGAACCTGAAGCTAATTTTAAATTTAAAGAACCTACTTTTAATCCTTGTTTTATTCTAGCTCTTTCAATGTTAATTACATAAATATCATTAGGTGTAGTACCATTAAATGTAAAGTTTTGACTTTCATCACCATAAACTAATTGACGATATTGACTATATATAGTTCTTGATGCTCCAAAACCTACCCCTCCTGTTCCTGAAGAAAAATCACGAGATCCTGAACCTGCTTTATGTCCATACGCTATAGAAAATTCTACCTTACCTGTGCTGCTTGCGGCTTCTGTGGATGTTTTAAATAATTCTAAGAAAAACTGTCCTGAACTTGAGGGAGAGGAGTAGTTTAAAGCTTCAGTAGAACTTGTAAAAAATGTAGTTAATTCATTTAATGAATCAGTCCATGCATTACTATTAATCTTATCTGTACTTAGTACTACGTCTCCGCTATTAAATCTTGTAAATGTTGACATTTATTTTTGTTTTTATTTTATAATACTATTCCTCTAGTAGGTGTAGCTGTAAATGATGTTGCTGTTACTGTTTTTGAAATTGTAACAGGAACTGTTGTTCTAGCACCTGAATCTAAACCTGTTATAGTTAATGTAGTTGTTAAAGTATCATTAGCTCCAAATAAAGTAGTACTGTTAATTGCTCCTAATGAAACTGATTGGCCTCTTACAGTTTGGCTTAATCTTTCCCCAGTAAATGGGATATTACTGGTTCCAGTAGCATTTGCACCTGTTCCTGTAAAGCTAGTTAGTAATCTTCTATCAGCAATAGTAAATAAATAACCACTTGATTCTACTGTATTATTTACACCCGCAAAATTAAATGTTTGGGGTGAAACTGCGTTAGTTTGTCCTAATCCCATATTAACTGAAGTAGAACCAACTTGTAAAATAGGTAATTTAGTAGTTCCTCTAGGTAAAGTAACTAATTTATGAATCATAATATTGTTTTCATCAGGAAAAGCTTCAACTAAAGGTAAGTTTTCAATTGCTTCACCAAAATATTGTGAACCATCTGGATGATTTTCATTGTATAATGTGTAATCGATTTCATCATCACCTAATGCAAATTGAGTAATTCGAAAAGAACCATCATTTCTTGATAGTAATTCTCTTCCTCTTCGTGTTAAAATAGCATCTACTGTTACTGATGAATTGTCTAAATATCCCATGTTAATTGTATTTTGTTATAAATATATACTTTTTTTGTTTTATTCAATTTTTTCTAAAATGATTATAAGTTATTAATTACCTTCATTATCGTCTGATGTAAGTTCAGATATACGTGTATCTATTGCGGTATTTATTTGAGTATTAAAATAATCTGTTGTGACAAAGTTTGCAGTACTATTTTCAAAATCAGAAACAGTAGCTTGTAATGTATCATCAAATGATTCCGCAATTTCTGATGCATCAGTTGCAACATCTAAAGATTGTTCAGCTAGTTGTCTAGTTGCTGTGCCCTCTTCTTGAGCTTGTGCAGCTTGATTTAAAGCCTCACGAGATGTTACATTACCTAAATTAGCTATTCTTAAAGCATTTTCGGATTGTAATCTAATTCCCGATGTTAATTCTTCAACACTTGACCCTTGAGAACCTATTCTTCCTGTAGGTAAACTTCTACTATTTTCTTGTTGAGAAGATCTGGCATTAACTGATTGTACTGATGACCCTAAACCAAATTGTGCAGTTGCACCACCTTGAGCACCTAATCCAGCATTTCCTAAATAAACATTTAATGATTCTTTAATTGCGGGATGTAAATTATCTGGTATTATAACACCACCATTTCCTACACCTGCAGGGGCTTCTGTGGTTAAATTAAAATTTAAATGTACATTGTTGTTAGTTTTTTTCTCTCTAAATAGTATAAATTCTTCTTTTCTTTCTCCCGTTGTTGATTCATAATTACCCGTAAATGTTGAACCATAACGTCCTGTGGTTTTTATTGAAAATTCATTATTACTTAAATTAATATTACTACCACTGTCTTCTAATTCGTGTATATCAAATGCCTTAATTATATTTTTTTGATTCAATAAACCTATTCCTTGATTTCCCTTATCAAAACTAATATAATATGAATCTTTTTTATTACCTAACCTACTACTTAACCCAAAGAAATATCCTTCCATTGAATTTATACTAGTAGAATCACCAACATGATTTATAGTAATAGCTGTGTTACCTGCATTAAGGGTACCCTGAGATCCCGAAGCTCCTGTTTGGCTTATAAACCACTCTTCTACATTAGGATTAATATATAATCTTCCATTATTACTTAATTCATAATCAAATTGACTTTCTCCTGTTGCTGCATGTACTTCTGTGTTAGTAGCTGATGCATCTTGGAAATATGCAGCTGCAGGGGTAAATTCTCCCCTGTTATATCCTACTATGTATTTTGATTTAATAAAACCATTATTAACATTATCAAAAAATCTTACACTACAAGAATTAAAGAGTGATAAATCGGTTTTAAGTAAAGTATCAAAATAATGAAAACTAGGATCTTCTTTATCTGTTCCAGGTTCTATTTGAGAAAAATCTCTAGGATTTCCTATAGTAAAAGTTACAGCCCTATCTATTTTAAAATTTACTGCTCCTATTATTTGTTTATCAGGTAAGGTTTGTTCAAATTCATCTGTTGAGGGGTAAAATACTCCTGCATTAGCACCAAAAGAATTATTGGCTTGATTAAATACATATACTGTTTTTGTATATTGTTCTATAACAGGTTCTTTTCCATAAGTAACATCACCAGGAGTAAATTTATTTATTTTAGCTGATGTTAATTTAGTACCTTTATAACGACCCCTTTTCCATCCTTCTCTTTCAAATTCGGAATCATTCATTTCTACGGTGTATGATTTATCTCCTATAGCCATTAAAGTTCTTCTGTTTTAGATGTTATTGTTCTAAAATATTTTTTACTAGTTCTTCCTTTGGTAATATTATTAAATAGAGGAAGTGAATTATTATCAAATGATACATATTGACTTTCTGGGGTCATATTAAAATCTACTTCAGTTAATAGATTTTGCCCACTTAAATTAAAATCTGATGTTTTAGAATTAGGGTCTAAATCGTATGATGCCTCATAATTATTGTGTTTTTCTATTCCTGGTAAAGTTGAGGGATTAGCAAATTTAGATCTTTCTAAATAATGAGGTTCAATTAAAATACCTGTTTTTAAATTAGCTTTAGCAGGTACCATACTTTCTATCATTTTAAATAAGGTATGATCAAATTGTTTAGTTATGTCTATGAAATCAGTATATTTAAATTTACCCATTGGTTTTTTAAAATACTCATTACTTAAAGTTTTTAAATCAGGATATTTGTCTTCATTTATATGAGTAGGATCTCCAATATAATCATCTAATCTAAATGACCCCAAGTTATATATTATGTCTTTATTAATTTCATAAGAGGGTGAAAAATAAACTCCTAAATCATGTGAATCTGTGGGTTGTCTGTCTAAAACTGATGTTTCAGTTTTTACATCATATGATAAAATATTATCTTCTACTTCACCACTGTCAAGTCTAACCTTTTCACTTGTCATTGCCTTTCCTACTGTGTCTGGTGTAGTTAAATGATGAGTTTCAGTAGAACCTAAAAAACGTGATGAAACCATATTACTAGTAGTACTTCCTAAATAATCTACATTTATATTAGGATGATAACTTTGACTATTTTGTTGAAGGTTTCCTCCTAAAGGTAATCTTAAAACTAAATTATTATACGCTGATGATGCACTATTTCCACTATACATTGAAGGAACAAGTGCATGTTTTTGTAGAGTACTGTCAGTAAGTAATTCACCATAATAATATTTTATTCCTCTTAAAGAACCAGAATAAGGAGAATTTCCTATTATATTAGTACTACCAAAACTAGGTATTCCCCCAAAGTAAGCATATGGAGCTCCCCCTATATGTTCTGCACTAGCTGAATAAGGATCGCCAAATGTTAATGCTCTGTCGGCTTCGGTTTGTGAACTTTGGGTAACATATTTATTTACAGTCTTTAAATGATTTGTTTGATATGCCCCAAATTTAATATCTGCATTACTACCTGATGTTCCCGAAGTACCTATATGAATATTCCAAAATTCTCCATTAAAAATAGGGAAATTTTCAGTAGATACTATAGCACTTTGGGATTTATATAATGTAAGTTTACCATATTTGGTTGAATCATTAAATATTTCTACGTCACTTTCATTATAAGGTTCTATTATTAAATTAAGTGTATTTGTATCAACTGTGGTTTGCAACCCAAATAAATGATAATGTTGGGTTCCATTTCTTTTTGGTTTAACTTGAAATTCTACTGTTTTAGCAGACGCTGATAAAGCATCTGTTGAAGAAGAAGACCAATTAGTTTTAATAAAATATCCATTACTTCCTGTTGATATTCCTTCTAGGGCATAACTAAATTTATCATGGGTAAAAGTTTTAAAAGTAGTTTTATCAGTAGTAGAACCACCAAATTCTTTTACATTTAAAATTGTAGATGGGATACCATAACTTGTAATTAATGCTCTAATTCCTCTTTCAGTACCTTTAGTTTTTAAAAGATATGGTAAATTATGATAAATTCTTTTCCATTTTTCTTTTGTTATATCTGTTTTAGGTAGTGAGTTATCATTAGAAGCAGTAACTAAAGTTATACCTGAACCTGTTTGATGTAGTAAAGAACCATCTTTATTTATACCGGTTAAATATCCAAATAGGTCTTCGTTTTCAAATTCATCAAATACTTGGATGCCTAATCCTTTTAAAGCATTATAAACTAAATCTTTATCAATACCTCTGTTTAATTTATTTTCTGCTCGTTTATTTTCTGTTAATGCCTTTATGTGTAACCATGATTGGTCAAAATGCTGACCCACCATATCAATAAATAATTTATATTGATCGTTATTTGAATCGTTTTTTATATATTCAGGTATTAATTTATTTAGATTATAGATATTCTGATCATCAAATTGTGAGGCTGAGTAAATTTGTCCACCATAATTAGAATTAAAACCCTCATTACTACCAAACCATTCTAATCCTTGTGATGAATTTACAGAATATTGGGTATAGGGTTTGGTTGAATTTGATTTAGGCCATGAAAATGAATTTGATTCATAATATAAAAATCTTTCATACCCATCAAACCCCTCAATAATTTTTTTCTTTTTATCTTCTATAATTTTTTTACTATTTAAAACAGTAATAGATGATGAAGCATTACCCACTATTGTACTTATATTAGATATCTGGGAATCATATAATTCAGTAAGTTTTAATTTATATTTAAAATTATTTAATCTTTCTACTGCAGAACTAAAATGTACAAAATTTTCAAAATGATATCCAGAGTCAGTAACTAAATTGTCGTATTCTATACTAGGTTCTGAATTGTTGTTTAAAGCGTTTAGTATGTTTTCATAACTAGATGTAATACTTCCCCCTAATAGTTCATCATATGTTTTAAATTCAGAAGGAATTGAGCTATTTAATCTAGTGTCTATTTTAAAATTAGGACCCGCTATTTGAATTGTATTATCCGATATTGTGGGAGATTCTAAATTTAATGTTACTCTAGCTGGTTCTATTAAATCTTCAACTATTCTAAATGTAAATGTATTAGCTATAGTTAAAGGGAGTGGATCTAATAACTTTATTAATAATGAATTGTCTTCTTCAGATTTATCTAAATATATGTTAATTGCGGGGATGTTAATTCCTTCACCAAAATTTAAAGTAAAATCTTTAAATGTAGTAGAATTGTCAAATTCATCTTTAAATATATTATATCGTTGTTGTAATTGTATATTATTTAAATCATTATTGTCTATTCTAATTTCTCTTCTTGAATTAGAAATTTCTTTAATAAAAAATACTTTTTTAAAAGTATTAATCATTTTCTTTCTTTGAAATCTATATTCTAAAGTAAATTGGCCACTATTAAAATTTAAATCCCTTAAATTAATAATAGGATCTACTATTACTTCATTAGTTAAACCCTCAGGAGTTTTTCCCTCTTCAGTAAAAGAATAATTTTTAAAATCACGTAGATGAGCAATTAAGTTATTAGTATTATCATAAACGTTAAGTTCAATGTAATCTTCAGGTTTACCAAATATATTAAACGTATTAATTAATTTACCCTCAGTATTAGGTATTTGTTCTAAAAATTTAGATTCTCTTTGAAGTTGTTTTTGAGGTGTGTCAGTAGAAGACATTTTTGATACTGAAGTTGTTTGATTACTTACAGAAGTTCTAGTTTCATATGAATTTCGTGTTGCCATTTAATTTATATATTTTATATTATCCCTTGTAAGCATCTACTTTAAGTGTAATGTCTATTACATCTGGATCGTCTTCATTTATTATATATGATTGTTGACCTGATTTAAATTGCCAATCTTTACCTGTTCTTTTTAAGAATCCATCTAATTCATATCTTATAGTTCCGGGGATTGATTTAAATGTAGCTACATATTTATTTGCTCTTATATCGAGGAAATTAAGAGATTTAGTTTTATTATTACCATTAGCATCAAAATATTTTAATTTAATTGTTTTAGCTTCTCTAGTTTTCCTGGATCCTGCCTCGCCTCCCGGACCTGTTTGTTTGATTCTAATTTTTATAGTTTTTTCTTCAGGTAATGATACATCAAGTTGTGAGGTTTCTAAATTAAGTAATTGTTGATTTAAAGCTGCTATTTCAGCATTTAAATCTAATATTTGTTGATCTCTAATATCTACATAATTTCCATAATAATCTGTACTTTGATCTATTAAAGTTTTATGTGAAAGAGTACCATTCTTAGGAATATTATAAAATAATTGATTATAATAATCAAAAAATTGATCTAATGAAACTATTTCTTCTTTAGGAATTAATTCAACAAAAGATCTATCAATAGATTTACCAGCAACTTGATTACTAACCGTTGATTTATCTATTTTTATTATTCTATCTGCCATTATCTAACTACTTTAAAGTGATAATTATTATCAAATATTTCTATACCATCGTTATTTATATGTTTAAATAATAAACGATAATACCTTTCAGGTTGTAACCCCTTCATGTAAATTTTAAAATACATTCCTTCGGAATCAGCACTTAATTTAGTAAACTCATTATCAAATGGAATTATTTCTTCTTCTGTGTGTGCGTCTCTTATGCTATAATATGAAGATGTAGTAAAATATCCTACATTTAAATAATTTGAGGTAGTTGAAAATGTTCTGTCAGGATATTTATCTCTTACATTTAATCTAAAAATAGATTCTTCATTAATATTATATTCTTCTTTATTTCTATATAGAGAAACATTTAATTCTCCTTTATTTTTTGCTAAAGATTGAGAATTATGAATACTATCATCCCATTTAAATGTAAGTTTAGGTGGAAATATTGTATGGGTATCAACAGAAAAATAACTTAATGTACCTCTACTACCTGAAGTATTTTCTTCAATTCTATTGGGGTATTTTAATAAAAATCCATTATTTGGAATACCTGTAGGGTAGGTTTGTGATGAAAATATACTTGCACTAAATTTATGTATTATAGAAGTTACATTTATATTTAAATCTAGATTATTTTCTCTTAAAAATGATTGAGAACTAACAAAATTACTCCCTGTAAACCAAACTCCTCCACCTGCTCCTATACCTGTATTAAGGTTTATAGATCCAGTTGTATCTATTGCAAAACTACTAGTGGGCCATTTATTTTTTGAGGTTGAATTATCTTTATATAACCATGAACAACCATTAGAAGAAATAGGTAAATTAGAGTATCTACCTGTTCCTTCATCCCATGATTGGGAAATTGCGAATACTTCTACTTCTTGATTTTGTGATAAATTTGTATGTTCAGATGAAAATAATTGTAAACTAGCTGAAAAGTCATTAGGAATTTTGTTAGATATTATATTATTAATGTCAGAATCCTTAAATTGAATTAAAATTCTTGAGGGGTAATATATACCATTATTAATTCCTTTTTCTTTTACTAATTCTAAAATTTCATCATTACCCGTATTTAAGGTATCTCTATCAGGGTTACTGTAGATTGTTGAGTCTTTTTCGGGAAATATCGAGTAGTAAGCCATATTATGTTATAATTTGTCCTTTAATATCTATGTTTGGGTATTTAACTTCAAAAATGCAAGGATCTAAAGAGGGAAAAATTACATCATCTATAGTTGCTGATTGAATATCATATTTGTATTTAGAATAACCTAAGGATTCACCTGATTTATTATTATATATTATATCTTGTACCGATTGTACTCCATTTATTCCTATTATAACGTTAATTATCTCGGATTTAATGATAGGTTGACCTATTTGCCATTTATCTATGTTAAAGAATTCTTGAACCGATTGTATGCAATTTAATAAAACTTCTTGATTGTTAAAACCAGGAGATACTCTAATTTTAAAATTAACATCTATATTTACTACAAATGCATCTTTAATATTAATAGCGTCCGTTAACATTCTATGTTGTTCTAGATAAGTTGCTAAATTGGTTTTAGTAGCAGTAGTTAATTCAGATATATTTTTATTAGAATCATAACCTAAAGTATATAAATTTAAAGCAAGTGGGTTTTGGATTCTTGTATTATCTTCTGTTGTTAAAGGATTAAGTTGGTCATCTTGAGTTATGTAAGCTTTTGCTATATTTCCAAATCTAGAAGGCATTGATAACGCTCTTAAAAGATAATCATCTTTAGTTACTGTTCTTTGTTGAGATGAAAAATTAGCCATTGCATTAGATCTAATTTCTTCAATACTTTCAGCGTTACCTCCTCCTGTTGCTGCTTGTGGGTTATTAGAAGCTATACTTGCTATTATAAAACTTCTAGTATTAGCATTTAAGTTGGATTTAGTAGTAGTAAATATAGTTTCAGGTTTAGTAATAGTATTTGTAGATACATTAGATGAAACTCCCCCACCTACTAAATAAGTAACTGTTAATGTAGTGTTAGAGGGTATTTTACCATATGTTCCCGTGTATAGGAAATTTGAGGGATCATATGATCTATTTAAATCACTTCTCCCATCATTAATTCCTAATCCTATATTATTAGGGTTGGGGATTACTTCTTCATCATTTACACTTAATGTACCAGCACCAAACTGAATTTCTAAATTTGTATTTGAATTAAATCTTGAAATAAATCTTCGAGGTACCTTTTTTAATTTCATTAAATAAGGAGTAGATTGTTTATCGGTGTATAGGTTAGAATCATTTGCTTTGATGTTTATCTGTCCTTCAAATATTGTATCTTGGGCTAAATAATCTACTTCTGTGTATAAGTTACCATCACTGTCTTCTATTTTTTCTATATTAACTATATTAGTGTCATTTAAATTTAGTTTTAAGAATTTTTCTGCTGTTCCTATATTAAAAGTAGTAGTTTTTCTAACTGCTGATATTACTTTTGTTGTTTTTTTAAGTAAATAATATTGGGGATTTCCACTTCCATCTATTTGATAAACACTAATATTTGTGGGACTTGCTGATCCTGAGATCCCAAAATCTATTAATTGTTCAGTAACAAAATTAATACCTCCTTGAGTGGAACTAAAAGATGAACCTTCTCCCATAGTTAAAGTATAATCATAATCGGGGGAATAATTACCTTCTAATCCCTTAGCGGGAAGTAATTGAAATATTTCTAAATTTGTACTAGATGCTTTAGTTACTTTAGGTCTATATCCTAAAGAATAAGCTAGATTAAATAAATTTTTTCTTTCTTGGGATGATAGTAAAAAAGTTTCTTGTAATTGAGTATCTGTGTAATATGAAAGTACATCTCCCACATATGCCGCCATTTCTAAGAACATCATACCCGGTGATCCTTCAGAAAAGTCATTAAAAGTTTCAGGATAATAGGTTTTGGAATATTCTATTAATTGATTTTTTAATGTATTAAAATCTTTATTAAGATATTTAATGTCTTTTTGAGGTGTATTATTATTAGTGGAATATGCCATTATTTAGTTTATTTTTCGTTCATATGGTGAGGGACCCCTTTCATCTATACTTCCTATCCCAATTTTAATAGAATCTAAACTACCATCTAATTGTGAAATATATTCAATTGAAATATTAATATTATTTGTATTAATATCTTGATTAATATTAACATTAGATATAGTAATTTTACTTAATCTTTCATCTTTAGATATAGCTTCTTGTATCTTTTGTTTTAAGTCTTCTTCATTTATACTTTGTTCAAAAAGTAAACTATTTAATCCTATACCAAAAAAAGGTTTATACACCCTTTCCCCAGGTTCAGTAAGTACTAAATTAATTAAATTACTTTTAGTTTGTTCCTTAGTAGTAAAATTAGTTTTAAAAACTCCAGGACTATTAAAAGGGATAGCTACTCCTACTCCTCGTGAAGAAGCTAAATCTAAAGGATCTATTTGAGTAAAATTTTTAGCCATTATGGTCTACTATTTTTCTTTTTATCTATAGCTCTCATTAATTCACGATAATCTCTATTTACCACATTTGAAACTTCAGTAGGCATTGGTGCTTCTGGTGTTAGTGTTGATTCAAGATTTGTATTTCCTTGAGCAGTTTCATTAAGTAAATCATTTAACGCTCCATTAGATGTAAAACTTTGAGCTAGGGGTTTACCCATAATTTTTTCTTTTAAAGAAGATTGTACATTTTGTGGTATAGGAGTACGTTGTACTTGATGTTCTACAATTGTAGGTTTTAATTCATCACGTAAATCTTCCTTAAGTGTTTTAATTTCACGTCGAAGAGCATAATCTATTTCTTCTCTTACAACTTTTCTAAATAAATTTTCAAAAGCGCTTGCCTTCATAATAATTGTGTTTGTTAATAAATATCAGTATAAGGTTTTTTTCTGTATCTTCTAAAGTATTTTGGTGGAACATTACTAATTCCATTAGTAGTCCCAAAAGGTAATTCAGTATCCGATAAATTACCGTTACCCTCACTAGTTAAAAATGTTTCTAATTCGGGATATTGATTATATAAATCTTCTACATTATCAATTCCCCCATCTATTTCTTCATATCCTTCTAATAATGGTAATAATAAATTTATATATAATTGTTCTAGTAAATCTAATAAACTTTGAATTAATTCAATAACATTATTAATTTGAACTAATGCATTAGGTATAATTTCTCTTAATTTATCTACTGTATTATTTATAGTTTGTGATAAAGGGACTGCTATTGCTACTAATTCTATTAGAAGAGCTAATAATGCTAATGTTTTTCTTCGTGATTCTGCTGCTGCAATAGCTCCCGCTGTTAATCCGGTACCCGCAGGTGGTGTGTTTGAAGCTGCTATTGCTGCTCTTTGAACTCCTAAAAAAAGTTGTAAAGGGGAGATAAAAGGTTCTACTATATCTGCTATCCTAACTATTTTATTTATATCTTCATCTATTGTTCCTAATTTTTCATCTAATTGTTGGATTTTAATTAATGAAGCTTCTAATCCTCTTTGTATTCCCTCTAATTTATTTTTAGTTTGGGTATAGTATTTTTCAGCTTCTTTAGGATTTTTAGTAGCTAAATCTTCAAATTTAGTTGTAATAGATTCGGGAGTAGGTGCTTGTTTTAAAGCATCTTCTTTAACCTTTTTAGATCCTTCTGCCTTAATACCCTTTTTTATCTGATCTAATAATCTATCAGATTTATTTTTTATATTTCTTATAAATCCTGCTGCCATTATACTGCTTTTACCCTTTCACTCATTATATATTTAATATCATCTTTTAAGTTATCTAATTGTTCATATCTTAATTTTAATAAAGATTCATTTTGTATATTAGGTCCTGTGGGTTTTCCTACATCTTGTGATAAATAACTAACTTTATATTTAACATCATCTAATATATAAGAAATTACATCTATTAAATCATTTAACCATGCTTCTGTTCTATTACCTAATAATATAGGTTCATTAGCATAAGTATCATCATACCTTAATCCTAAATATATTTTGGGGGCATTTACCACAAATTTATTAGTACCATTATTAACTGTGTCAAAATGAAAATTTCCATTAGTACTAAAACCTATAGCTTTATTTGAAAAAAGTAAAATAGCATCATCTTTAGCATTAAATACTAAACGATCAGAATTAATTATTACTTGTTTTCCTATATAATTATTAGGTGATTCTGGTGTGTAATTCATTTATATTAAAGGTGGATTAGTTAAATTATCTTCAGGTGATTTATAAGGTAATTCACCCTTATTATATGATTGCATATTTTTAGATGCTACCTTAAAACCATTAATATTTTGGTTTGAAGTTAGATATATAGATGAATCATCATTATTTATATCTTCTATATTAGGATTAAATGTTTCGTCATTAGTATTATTATATTGACCATTTCTTATTATAATAATAGGATCACTATTTTCTCCATTTTGTGACCACGGATTTAAGGGTTTAGATGTACTACCTAATCTAATAGAATTTCCTAATCTTCCCTCTAATATATTATCACCTTCAAATGGTCTTAAAGGTTTAATAAAATCTTTTTCTTGAAAGGTTTCTCCTAGGGGGATATTTAATTGATTATCTTGGGGAGACCTTACAAATCCTTCTTGTGTATTTAAATATTCATTATTCTCATTTCGATAATATTCAGTAAGAGGCATTGCATTATGGTGGGGGCTATTCCATATGTTAATATTAGGAAAATAAAGACTTAATTTCTGTTTAGATTTGTTATCTTTATTAATATTAATATTAATTAATAATACTATTTCATTTATTAAAGGTAGGTATTTTTGGTGAGTAAATATAGGTTTTGCAGTAGGGAGATTTTCTGGATTGTCTATTCCTTTTTTATCTTCAATATTTCCATAAAATATAGTTCCTATAGAATCTACTCCCCCATGTAAAGATGCTTTAGGATGATCAATATTTAGTATAATATCAACTACCCTAACACTAATAAATAAAGGTTTTGTAGAGGGGGATGAAGAAGAATTAGTATTATATTTAAGTAATTTAGACATCTTTTCCTTTTTCTGTTTCTTCTACAATATTTTGAAGTTGATTCATTTCTTCTTCAGTTAACATGTCTCCACCACCACCAGTTGCGTTACCTGTAGATAAACGTTGTACTATGGCTGCCATTTTTAGAAGATGGTCGTCATTTTTGACACTAATTTCCATATATTCTTTAATTAATGGAACAACAACAGTAGCATCTCCTAAATTTTGGATGAGGGGTCTTAACTCAGCTATGAGTTGACCAATTTGTTTACCTTTTTTCTTTTGATTAACGTGAATCTCTTTAAGAAGATCAGAAAAGGTTTTATCGTCAAATATTACTTGATTTAATGAATCCATATTGTATTTTGTTATAAATATAGATTTTTTAAACTCTTACATATCCTGTTCTATCGTATTCAGAATATAATTCGTGATATTTTTTCTTAAGTACTTTAGTTACTTTAGTAATTACTGGAGTGTCTACGTTTGTAATTTCACGAATGTAAATGTAAAGGGCCTTTTTATTAAAAATCTCTAAATTTTCTCTACGTTTAAATAAAATATTAACAGCATCACATACTTTTCTATCGTGATCTTTTTTAAATAACCTAAACATGTGTTTATCTATGTATGCTGTAAAATAATCTATAAAATCTTTCATATCTTCTTTACGTTCGGGACGTCCAAGTTCATGAATTACTTTATCATCTTCGTCAGCTGCTAATACGTCTGCTTTAATTTTTTTCTTCTTATAATTTGTATTATTATAAAGAATAAGATAATTTTTACCTACAATTGAAAAATAACTAAATGCTTTAGAACCTTTAGTTGGATCAAAATAATGAAGTTTTTCTAAAAGAAAACAAACAACTTCGTGTTTTAAATCTTCTAACGATTCAACTTCTGTATAGTAAAATTTAAAGGTGTGGATAAGATTTTCAGCTAATTTATAAAACGAATAATTTATACGGTCGTTAAATATTTTATTTCGAGTAGCTTCATTGTTGGAAGCTAAATATTCACCAATAGCTAATTCGGTGTCGTGGGTAAAATACATTCTAGTACTTTTTCTTCCACGTTTCTTCTTCGGAGTAGGAGAACCAGCTACTGCCGGTTCTTTTTTTTCTGTTTTGCTCATTTATTATTTCATGCGAAATTCATTTAAGGCATCTTGAATTTTTTTAACTTCTCCAAAAAACCAACCAATTTCATCATCTGCGTAAAATACCCCTTTTTGATCTATTTGATTTAATCGGGCATCGCAAGCTGCAATTGCGTCGCTTTGTTTATTTATAAAATCCTCCATCGCTTCATTTTTCTTAATAAGATTTCTTATTGCAACAAAAGATGCAGAAATCGATAGAGTTAACAAAATTACTAATATTATTTCCATTTAATCTTCTTTAAAAAACGAATCAATAACACCTAATGTTGCTGCTGATAAGTTTGGATTATTTGCTTCATTTACAGCTTTAGATTTACGTTGTATCTTATCTGCTTTGGAAGCATTTTTAGGTTTTGAAATTACTGGATTCGCACTTGCATTCCATAATTCAAATTCAATTTGGGAAGCCATATGATCTGCTTGATGCATTAGTAATGGTAAGTGAGTACGTAAACGTGTTTCTTTTTGACCAGACATAAAATAAAATTTATTTGAATCATCATACAAACCATCATGAATCTTAATTGTAATAAATTCATTTTGAGTTACTTTACAACCAATTTCCTGTAGTATAAATAAAGACCGTTCAGGTACTTTCATAGCAGGTATGTCAGTATTAAATTTATATATTTGACCTAATTTATCAACATGCCATTGAGAATCGTTGGGTTGATAATATTCACCTTCTTGCTGGCCCATTTTACCCAAATCATGTAAT